TTAACCACTTGGTCGCTGGTTCGAATCCAGCTGTCGGAGCCATTTTATACCATTGGGCGAACTTTTGGTTTTGAAGTTCAATTCCAGCCTGAAGTCGCCGGTGGTAGACTGCTGAATGCCTTTCACGTTGGCCAGTAATAATCTTCGCTGATTGTCCGTATTGTCCGGCTCCATGCTTAACTGCTTCGAGAACTCATGCAACTGATTCACTATCTCCCGCGCTGAATCGAAGATTCCCGCATCGGCGCAGCACTGCGCGTCCAGATACTCCATTCTTGCATTCAGGCGGTCGATTTCTTTGGACAGCGCCGCCAGGCGGGTATTGAAGAATTCGGCATTGTCATCGGTCAGCTTGCGGCCGAGAATGGTCTGGTAGACTTTTTCGCGCTCGGCTCTGGTCTCTTTCAGGGCCTGCCGGACGTTGAGCAGCTCCGGCGACAGCGTCGCCACGTAGGCCAGATGCTTCTTTTCCACGGCGGCGCAGGAGGCTTCAATCAATTTATCCGGAATCGTGATCTTTCTACAATAATCCAGCGCTGATTTCTCGAGGAGCGGCGCGGAGATGCGGTTTTTGCAGGTGATGTTGTCCGTGCACCGGTAATAGTGGTATTCGCCGCTCTTGGCGCTGGCGGGGGTCATGTAGCGTCCGCAATGGCATTTAACGAGCCCGGACAGCACGTAGGGATAACGCTGGGCTTTCGGTCGGCTGTGGCGTTTGGCGCACGGCAGTTTCGTCTGCACGCGCTGCCAGAGCGTTTCGTCGATGATGGCGGGATGTCTGCCGGGAAACTCCTGTCCGGCGTATACGATGCGGCCCAGATAGGTTTTATTGCGCAGCAGATTGAGTATCTGCTGTTTCGACAGTACGCCGCGATATTTCTGCACGATGTGCATGGTGGTGTAATTATCGGCGGCGTACATGGCGAAAATATCGCGGACGATCTCCGAACGTCGCGGATCGACGTAAATCTGATTGTCGCCTTTGGTGGCGCGCCGGTAGCCGTAGGGCGGGTTGCCGCACGGCCACAGTCCGGCGGCGGCGATGGATATCATCTTGTTGCGGGTGTTCTCGGCGGTCTGTTCGCGCTCGAACTGGTTGAACACCTGGAGAATGCCCAGCATGGCACGTCCCGACGGCGTGGAAAAGTCCAGGTTCTTTTCCGTGATCGAGACGAAGCCTTTGGCGTGGCGGTATAGTTTGTCGAAGATCACCGCGCCGTCCCTGAGTGATCGAGTCATCCTTGAAAGCTTATAGCAGCAGATCGTCTCCCACTCCGCCGCGCCGGAGTCCAGTTCCGCCATGACCTGCGACCAGGCGGGGCGCGACATATCCTTGCCGGAATAGAATTCATCGGATACCGCGCTGACGATCTCGCCGCCCTGGCTCAGGACGTATTCGCGGCAGAGATCAAGCTGCATCTTGATGGAGGTTTCGCGGTCGCTGTCGCTGCCGCGCGGCGAAACACGGGCGTAAATCAGATATTTCATGATGAGACCTTATTTTAAGGCGTTATACTGGCGGGGTAGAACATTTCGCGGACTTCCGGGGTGAGCCGGGTTTTAGCATAGCGGACGATCGCGCCGGGCTGGACTTCGATTTTGACGCCTTTGGCGTTCGCCTCGATCAGCCTGCCGGTGATGCGGGTTTTGCCGTCGATGATGAAATCCACCTGGTCGCCGGGCTTGTAGTGCAACGGCGGCGGGGGCATTACTACGTTATGGGGGGTGACTGGTGACTGGTGAATGGTGACCGGTGACTGGATACCGGGTAGAGCAGCAGCCGGGGCCGCCGCCGGCGGCGCGCTGATCATCGGCGCGGGGGCGGGCGCATCCGGGATAGTCTGACTGGTCGGACTGGCTGCAACCGGGCTGGACGGGACCGGCGGCGGTTGCGGCCTGGAGTGTTCGCTGCAACTGCCGATAATGGCGAACAGCGCGAAGATGATAATCAGGATCAGGCAGCCCGCGGCAAGCTGATTGCCGCAGCCGGACTGTTGCTGCTGCTGCGTCTGGCTCTGATTGACGTTGACGTGGATATGGTTGACCGGCGGTGTCCCCTGCCCCGCTTCCGGCACTAAATATTCATGGCAGTGGCGGCATTTAAGCGCTCCGGACCTGACCATCTCGCCGCAGAAGCGGCAGGCGGCGGTGTTATCGCTCTTCGCCGGCAGTTCCGGTTCCGGGCGCACCATCGGCGTGACGCTGCTGACGATCTCCACCGCCGTGAACGATTCCGGAGCCAGAATTTTATTGCCGCACCGGGCACAGCAGATTTTGCGTCCGGCATGTTCGTCCGGTATCTCCAGTTTTCCGCCGCAGCCGGGGCATGGAATTTGCATGGTGATGCCTTTTAGTTGGACGGATGCAGCGCGTTGTACTGCTCGCGGGTGAGTTCCAGTATATAGGCGCTGCTCTTATACACATGATTTGTCGGCACGTTATTCCAGGTGTTTTTTTTTGGCTGAAATACGACCGCATTACTTGTCGGATGATTCGGTTGTCCGGGATGCCAGTTTTTATATTGCATGGTTGAACCGTCAACCCAGTTCCAAATTCCATTAATTCTACACCCTCCAAAGTAAATCATGTGAATGTCGCTGGATTTTGTTAAATCATCAAAAATAATGTTGTTGGTTTCTGCGTCTTTGATGCAGGCCAGGCGGCCGCCTTTGGATTCGGCGTCGAACTTGGCGGCGTCCCAGGTGCCGGACCAGGGGACGAGTTCGAAATAGCGGTCGCCCGCCCAGACGGACTTGACGGGGTCGGCGGCGTAACAGCCGAGGGGCCAGGCGAGACAAGCCAGACAAGCGAGAAAAGCGGGAACGAGGAAGAGTTTTAACAGGGACGGACACGATTTGCAGGATGCGTTTTGCATGATGACTACTCCTTGGCTAATTGTTTCTGGTTTATTTTCGCGTCAATCTGCGCTTTCTGCGTGATGACGGCGGTTAATTCGGTTTCCAGCGGCGCGGCTTCGCGGGCTTTCGATTCTTCTTTGGACTCATACACCCACTGGACGCGGCGGGTGCGCGACGGGGTTTCCGCCATCGTGTGGATGAAGCCGTTATGCGATCCGTCCTTGTTCAGATAATACCAGCCGGTTTCGCGTCCGCCGCCGGACATCAGTTTATTGTTCACGGCGTTGATCCGGCGCTGCAGATCCTGCTGCCGCGTGGCCAGCGCGGCGGACTGCGCCTTTAAACCCGCGAGTTCCGTCTGCTGCTGTCTGTCGGGCGCCGCTGCGGACTGCGCCGGCACCGGCGCGGACTGTTCCGCCTGCTGGACTGCGGCGGCCGGAACGGACGGTTTGTCCACGGCGGCCGTCTGCTGCGCGATCAGGGCATTCTGGTCGCTCACCTGTTTTTCCAGCCGCGCAATTTTTTTATTGGCGGCGGAGAGTTCATTTTCGGTGTTGATCAGCGTGGTGGCCGAATGCTGCAGGCCGGCCTTGTCGGCATCGGCGACAGATTCGGCGTGGGCGACTTGTTTTTTGAGCGGCGCGAGCTGTTCGTCCAGGCGGGATACTTCGAGATAATTATAGATGCCCCAGCACAGCAGCGCGGCGATGATTACGATTGATGCAATAAATCCCTTCATAATGTTTTCTCCTCTGTTATTTAATTTACCGTGAATTTCAGCAAATGGCAAATGTCAAGGCTTATTTTTCTGTTTGTCCATCTGCGCCGGTCCGGTTTTTTTTGTGCCTCCAGCGGGTTTCGCGGGTGGGGTTGGCGGTTTGGCGTTGTAGGGGGCGCGCTCCTCGGCGATTTCACCCTTGAAAAACTGTTCCGCCAATGCTCCCATTTCATCGAGATTGCCAATTTCCAGACGTTCTAGCAGTTTAATCAGTTTGTACTTCTGGCTTTCTTTAAGATTGGCACACTTGTCTAGTATAAGCCGGTCCAGCGGATCGACTACGCGCTGGGCGTTATCCATTGAATTCATATCCAGACCGGAACGGGCCTGGACAAACAGATCGGTAAGACGGTCAAGATATTCGTCATCGACGATACGCTTGAATTTATCAATGATCGCGTTGAATTGTTCCGGAGTGAAAATACCGTCACCGCGGATAATATTAGTTATACGTTGCGGATTAACGCTTAAATCAGTTGCAATCTCAACATTGGTTATTCCGCTTTCAACCAATACTTTCTTAAAATAACGCCCGAATGCTTTCCTCTGTGTTGCATCAACAGTCATAATGTCCTCCATTTTGTGCTGTCTATATTAGATTATATATCCATTTAGTGTATAAATCAACTTTTTTTCAAAAAATATTTTTTTAGGTATTGACAAATACACTGATTTAGTTTATAATTATACCAAACCAATTTAGTGTATTAACAAATTATAAAGGTGTAAAAATGACAGACGGAGCCAGGCTGGTGTTGAAACAGACGATACTGCATTTACAACATACCAAATCTCTCACCGCCTCCGATTCCTGCGAGGCATTACAAAAACTCGGCATTGAAAAGAACGGCCGGCATAACGGAAAAACCAGGAAAACCATTCCGCCGATGCCGGCGGATGACAATAGCACCGCCAGGTGCCCTCTCTCCTCTTGATGGACGCCCCGTCCGCCGGACTCATGACCGGCGGGCGGGGCGGTTTTTTTGGGAAAGGGGCCAAGCGAGAAAAGCTAGACAAGCGAGAAAAGTTTAAAACATAACGGGGGACGGGAAGAATGAGAATTGATAATGATGTACTGGAAGTTTTAAGCAGGGCGGAAGTTGACGGGAAGGCGCTGAAACTGACTGGACAACTGGAGCGGAATCTGTATGTGAAGGTCAACAAGGTGCTGGAACTCTGCGGCGGCAAGTGGGATAAAAAAGCAAAAGCCCATCTGTTCGACGGTGACGCGGCGGAACGCGTGGATGAAATCATCGTCTCCGGCGAAGTCGAAGTGCCGAAAGATGAATTCAATTATTTTCCGACGCCGGACAAAGTGGTCAGGCAACTTCTGGAACTGGCGGAACTGCGTCCGGGCATGACGGTACTGGAGCCGTCCGCGGGCCGTGGGAATATTGCCTACGTCATGGCAAAGCAGGGCGGGGCAATCGTGGATTGCTATGAACTGATGGAAGCCAACTATGCCAGCCTTGAAATAACCTATCTGAATAAAGTTGAACGCCGCGACTTTCTCACGGTTGAGCCGGAACAGCGATATGACCGGGTGGTGATGAATCCGCCGTTCATGAAACAAAGCGACGTCAAGCATGTGAATCATGCGCTGAAGTTCCTGAAGCCCGGCGGCAGACTGGTTGCGGTGATGTCGGCTGGCGTGATCTTCCGCAGCAACAAACTGACGGCGGATTTTCGCGACATGGTGGCGGATCGCGGCGGCGAGTTCATCGAGCTGCCGGATGCGGCGTTCAAGGAGTCCGGCACGATGGTGCGGACGGTGATTGTAACAATACCGGGAGCATGATTCAATGAAAATAACTGAGGAAACGTGTCTGCTGGTGAACCGTAGATCGTGGTGGGAGCGGTTCTTTGAACGGGAATTCCGGCGCGTGCGGCATCTGCACGATTATGACAACAAGGTGTATGCGGTGTTTCTGTATAACCGCATCGTCCGGATGTTCAATGTCCGCAAGGCGGCGGGGAATTTGGACGCGGCGGCGGAGTATCCGCGCTGGACGGAGCTGCTGACCGGAGATCAATGGCTGGTAAGGGCATCCCTGGTGGATGCCCCAACAAAAGGGGGCAAATATGACCAGGCGTAAAAACAAGGTGGAGGCGATCTACAGCATCAGTTGTCCGGACGTCGACAATGACGGCCCGATTGAACTGCTGTATGACGATCAGACGATCCTGGAGCTGGCGGACATGATCGCGGATTCGGCGATTGCGGCGGCCAGAAGGGCGGCAGGGATTCCGCCGCCGCAGAATAATATGACCGTGTGACACATCCCCCCGGCGGCGTTGCCTGGCCGCCGGGAATTTATTTAGCAGGGGTCAAGCAAACAGCCCGGAAAACATAAAACAAAAACAGCAAGGGGGAATGATGGAAAAAGAACGATCAATGGTTAACGGCGTGGATATGCGGGGGATGGTGTACAGGATTGTTTCGGAGGTCAACGGGACCATCCAGGAGAAAATCAGCGATGAACAGCGGCTGGTTGACGATATCGGGATGGATTCGATTGCCCTGGTCGAGCTGTCGATGGAGCTGGAGAACCTGTTCGATATCAGTATCCCGGATGACGCGGTCGCCGGGTGGAAGACGGTCGGGGACGTGGTGGAATATGTGGAGCAGGCGGAGGAATAACCGCCGGGGCAACAAACAGCCGACGGGTCGGACGGGGAAGACAAGTCAGACGGGTCGGGGAAAAATAACCAATAACACGGGAGAAAAGAAGTATGGCGAACGAAAAAGAAACACCGAGGCATAACGCGATGGACACCATCAATGACCTCAGCGGCGGCGACGTGAACTATGATGTATCGGTGGCGCTGGCGGCGGTACTGGCCGGAGTCAAGGAACACGGCAAGGCGGGCAGCGTCACGCTGAAAATCAAAATCGAGCCGAATCCGAAGTATGGCGAATCTGCGGTGACGGTCACGCCGGAAGTGGAATGCAAAGTTCCGCGCCGGGCGCACAAAAAGAACATGCGGTTCATCGACAAGGACAACCGCCTGGTCAATGACGATCCGAACCAGATGCAGTTCAAAGAAATCGAAAAGAGTTTCAAAAGTAAATAACTGCCCGGACGGGCGAAAGGACAGAAGATATGAACGAAAATACAGGAGTGGACAAACTGGCGGAATTCACCCATAAACTCGGGGTGGAAAGCCGCGAACTCAAGAGCGTGCTGCTGGGCGTGGACAATAACAAGCTGCCGGTGGCGGTGCTGCCGGAAAACCTGAAGATTGTTGCACTGGAGCAATATCTGCCGCAGCATCCGGCGCGGAAAGAAGTCGATCTGATGCTGACCGATCCGCAGAGTTACTGCGGATATATCAACGAGCAGAAAAAAGAGAGCACCAGGATATTCGCCACCTTCGACACGGCGAACGGCATCTATCTGTTCAAGGCAGTCATCGATTATCACGGCGTGACCGATAAGCCGGCGGACTGGTGCGCCCATGTTGTCAGTCTCAAGTTAGGATTGTCCGACCAGTTCAAAGCGTGGAAAGCGATCAACGGTAAAATGTTCGGACAGCAGGCGTTCGCGGAGTTCCTGAAGGACAACCGTCTGGACATCATCACGCCGGACAATGCGACGATTGTGGAACTGGTCGAAGAACTGGAAGCGACGGTCAATCAGCGCGTGAACGGACGCACTCCGACCAATAAAGGCATGGCAATCGGATTTGAACAGGACGTGCAGACCAACCGTCAAGGCAAGAAGGTGGACGTGCCGGAAAAGATCACGATCCGCGTTCCGGTATTCCTGGGGATGGACAGTTTCGAGATCGAATGCGATTTCAAGTTCAGAACGGAAAGCGGACTGCTGTCATTCGGTATCCGGATGCTGGCGGTGGACAAGCTGGTGCGCGACACCGTGCTGGCGGCCGCCGAGACGATCAGGAAGGAAACGGAACTGCCGGTCTACATTTAGGATCAGTATTCAGGCCCGGAGCCGCGGGAGGGCGGCTCCGGTACTGAATACTGATAGTTGCAAGGGGCCAAGTTGAAAGCGAGAAAAGTGAACAGCCGGGAGCAGGGGCATCCCTGGTGGATGCCCGGACAAGTGAACAGCCGGGGAAACGGATACTGCTGTGGAGCGTTGACCGTCGGCTGCCGTGGTGGGTATTGGTTTTCGGGGCGGTGTTGCTGGCGGGGATTGTGATCGAGGCGGTGTGGCAGAGTTAGCAGCCGATGGACGATATGGACGGCATGGACATAATGGACGGAATATAGAATAATAATAAGGGGACGGGGAAGATGCGGTACGGGAGTGTTTGTTCGGGGGTGGAGGCGGCCAGTCTGGCGTGGGGAGCGCTGGGATGGGAGCCGGTATTTTTCAGCGAGATCGAGCCGTTTCCGGCGGCGGTGCTGATGCAGAAATTCAACGCCACCGCGCCGCTGCACATGCCGGACCCGGATGAAGACGGCATCAGCACTAAGGAAAGCCGGAAACGGAAAGCGAATATTGAAGCGGTCAGGAGAGCGGGAAAGCAGGGGAAAGCAGCCGGGAGTCAGGAGTCAGGAGTCAGGAGTCAGAATGTCCGTGCGACGGACGGCGGAATTGTAACAGCCGGAAAACAGTCTGACGGGGCGGACAAGTCGGACGAGTCAGTGAAAAAAGACAGAGTGCCCAACCTGGGCGACATGACGCAAATAAACGGAAAGGAGTATGATGGAACAGTTGAACTTCTTGTTGGAGGAACTCCCTGCCAGGGTTTCAGCATCGCCGGAAAGCGCGGGGGACTGGGCGACAAGCGTAGTCAGTTATCGCTCAAGTATTGCGAACTGGCTTATGAGTGCGGCGCCGAGTGGATTGTCTGGGAGAATGTCCCCGGCGTATTCAGCAGCGAAGGCGGAAAAGATTTTGCGCGGTTCCTCGGCCTGCTCTGCGGCTGGGCGGTCGAAGTCCCCGAAGACGGCTGGCGGAACAGCGGGATCATCAGCGGCGCGCCGGGATGTTTCTCCCTGGCGTGGCGAGTGCTTGACGCTCAATACGTGCGAGTGGACGGGCATTGCCGGGCTGTGCCTCAAAGACGCAGGCGTGTGTTCGTTGTCGGACATCTTGGAGACTGGCGACGTGCCGCGGCGGTATTATTTGACGGCGACAGCCTGTCGGGGGGTGCTCCGCCGGAGCGCAAAACGGGGGAAGCGGTTGCCGGCACTCTTGGAAGCCGCGCTACGGCAGGCGGCGGGCTTGGCACCGAATTTGATCTTGCGGGGGGAATAATTCAAACAGCCGGGGAGCTAAGCGAGAAAAGCGAGACAAGCAAGAAAAGCGAGAAAAGTGAACAGCCGCAAAAACAGGAGCGGGCCCGGGGCCCGGCGTTCATAGCGGACGTGGCGGGAACGCTGACCAATGCCGGCAAGGCGGCCGGCAGCGCGACATGCCAGGACGCGGAAAACGGCCTGCTGCTCTGCATGAGCACCGGACAGGGCAGTGCAGAGATAGGGATAGGGACTACGCTCAACTGCGACCATGAAGCGCCGATAATAGTGACAAGCGAGCAAAGTGGACAAGCGAGAAAAGCTGAAGACGAAGCAATAATGATCTGCGCCAGCGAGACGGGTCCGGGATTCTGGCGGCAGGATGACGCCAGCGGCACGGTCAAGACGAACATGGCGGAACCGACGACAGTGGTGATGGAAGTGGCGGAAACACTGACTGCCAACTGGTATAAAAGCAACGGAGCGAAGGCGGGGAACAACCATGGAATTATGAATGCGGTGATCTGCTTCAACGAAACGCAGATCACCAGTCCGCAGAATCGCAGCAACCCGCTGCCGGGCGATCCGTGCCACACACTAACCAAAGACTCGCATGCGCCGGTAATCTGCATGATGAAAAACACCGAAAAAACGGACTCAACGGACGGGTTAACAGAAGCAATGGAACGGGAGATGCTGGAAGACAATCTGTTCCTGGAACGCGGCATGGACAAGATCAGCGCGGAAGTGGCGCACACGCTGCGGGGCGAAGGCTTTGACGCCAGCGAGGACGGGAGCGGTCGGGGAATACCGGTGATAGCCTTCATGGCGGGGGCGGGCGCCAAGGCGGGGAGTACCGGCGCGACGGCGGATTGTTCGCCGACGTTGAAAAGCAGCGAATCCGGCAGCAACCGGAGTCCGGCGATAGCGTTCACGCCGGGAGCGGGGGCGACGGTCGGCAGCATCGCGGCGTCGAAAGAATTATCGCCGACTTTGCGGGCGGCGAGTCACGGCGATAACCGCGCTCCGGCGGTCGCGGTAAATTCAACCGTGCGGCGTTTGACGCCGCTGGAATGCGAACGGCTGATGGGGTTTCCGGATTATCACACGCTGATCAGATGGAACGGGAAACCGGCGTCGCAGTGTCCGGACGGGCCGCGTTACAAAGCCTGCGGAAATTCGATGCCGGAAAACGTGATGCGGTGGATCGGGCGGCGTATCGAGATGGTGGTCCGCCTAGCGGCCGGCGGGAAAGTGGAAAGCGAGAAAAGCTAGACAAGTACCGCCGGTGGCGGAAAGTCAAATCAGGGAACGGAAATTTTAGCACTTTAGAACGGTTTTTCGGGGGTTTGGGAATGGATGGGAAAAAGTTACAGGCTTTTCAGATACACGCGGAAACTGCTGAACTGCTGGAGGAGATGGAACCGCAGCAGGCGGGGCTCATGATTCAGGCGATGTGCAAGTATCACTTCTTTGGCGACGCCGAATGGCTCAGAGACAAAACATTGCGTTTGGCTTTCGTGCTTATTCGCGGTCGCATGGACAGGGATGCAGCCGCATACGCTGACAAGTGTGCTAAAAACCGCGCGAATATCCTGGAACGTTACAAACCGGGGCCGGAAACACCACGGGAGACTGTACGGACGAATACGGACGAATACGACCGTATACCAAAGGGTACGAAAAGTACCAATCCAGATCCAAAACCAAAAGGTTCTAAAGAACCTGAAAAGAGCGCACGGGCGGCGGTGCCTAAAAATAATTATCCGGCATGGATGGAAGGGGAACTGCTGACGGAGTTCGAAGGGTTCCTGGCGGTGTACGAGGCAACCCACGGCAAAAAACCGCATCCGGGTCAGATGGAGGAGATTATCCTGGACCTGACGCGGATAACTGCGGCGGAACGGCTGCAATCTGTGAAACAGTCGAAAAAGTACGGACAGAAGACAATTCACGATCACCGGAAGTTTCAGAAGGGGAGACAGGAGTCAGGAGTCAGAACGGGGGAGCGGAAAGCGTCGGGGTTTGGGATACGTGGCTGAAAGCCACGAGCGAGAAAAGTGGGCAAGCTAGACAAGCGAGAAAAGTTTTTTAAGGCAGGGGCATCCCTGGTGGATGCCCGTAAAACGGGGAAATAATATGAGCAGGTCGTTATTCAGGTATTACGGGGGGAAGTGGAGAATGGCGCCGTGGATTGTGGGACATTTCCCGGAACACCGGGAATACTGCGAGGCGTTCGCGGCGGCGGCATCCTGTCTGTTCAACAAGGCGCGGAGTTATTCTGAGTGCATCAACGACCTGAACGGCGATGTGATCAATCTTTACCGGGTGCTGCAGAACGATGCCAAGAGCACCAGACTGCGGAAGCTGCTGATGCTGACGCCGTACAGCAGGGACGAATACGATCTGGCGCATGAAGTATCCGAGGAACCGGTGGAAAGAGCCAGGCGGCTGATTATCCGCAGTCTGATGGGGTACAATGCGACATCGGTATGTCTGAACAACAGCAAGTCGGGATTCCGCAACGACATCAACCGGCGGTTCACAGTACCGGCGCACGACTGGGCGAATTATCCGGCGGACCTGGGGTTCTTCATCGAACGGCTGCGGGGTGTGACCGTGGAGCATATGGATGCCTTCAAGCTGATCGAGCGGATGGCGAAAAGCAAAGATACGCTGCTGTATCTGGACCCGCCGTATCCGATGGAGTTGCGCGGAGCGACTAACCAGTGGCAGTATGCGCACGAAATGTCGAACGCGGACCATGCGCGGATGGCGGAACTGCTGCTTACGGTCCGGGGCATGGCGGTACTGAGCGGCTACAAAACAGAACTGTATGCGCCGCCGGATGGCGCAGGGTGGAAAAGGTTTTTCAGATCAATTATTCAGGAAAAAGAACGGAGTGTCTGTGGCTGAATCCGGCGTGTATTGACAGGCTGGAGACTAAGGGCGGACAGGAAGTTTTTAAGTTTTAGGACGGGTCGAAAACAAAAAGCGAAGGGAATGGGGGAAATGAAAATCGGACTGATTGATGTGGATTCTAAAATGGCGAATCTGGCGCTGATGAAGATTAGCGCCTGGCATAAGGCGCAGGGTGATGAGGTGGACTGGTTCAAGGGGAACCAGGGCAGCGTGGAGCGCATTTACGCCAGCAGGATTTTCAACTTCTCGCCGGATTTCCCGTGGCATATATTCGAGGGTTTCCCGGTGGAGATCATCAGGGGCGGGACCGGGTACGACATCAGGAGCAAACTGCCGCCGGAAATGGAAGTGATGCCGCCCGACTACAGCATCTATCCCGACTGCGATTACGGCGTCGGGTTCATGACGCGGGGATGCATCAATAAATGTGAATGGTGCGTAGTTCCGGAAAAAGAGGGGGAGCTGCGCGACAACAGTCCGTGGTGGGGAATATGGCGGCCTGATTACCGGAAGATACTGTTTCTGGACAACAATGCGCTGGCAAGCTGGTTCGCAATCAAGGAACTGGAGAACCTGATCGAAGTGAACAAGGCGCGGGGGCGCGGCAAGACCATCATGATCGACTTCAACCAGGGGCTGGATGCGCGGCTGATTGACGCGGCGCTGTCAAGCTGCGTGTTGTCGAAACTGCACTGGATACGGTTTATCCGTCTGGCGTGTGATTCGCAGGCGATGATCGAGCCGGTGAAACACGCGATCATGAATATCCGAACTGCAATGCCGGGACGCGAAATATTCATCTATCTGCTGGTGCGGGACGTGGACGAGGCGGAAGCGCGGATGCATGAGTTTGACGGCTGCAAGGGGCTGACGTTCTTCGCGCAGCCGTTCCGGGACCCGCGCAATCCGGCGCAGCAGCCGACGGAGGAGCAGATGAACTTTGCGCGGTTCGTGAATGTGAAAGGTTCGAAGCTGTGCATGAAAATGAAATTCAAGGAATACAAACGGACATAAGACAGGGAAGAATATCCAATAACCAACACGGAATATCCAATGTCCAAGGGTGGAAATCAAAAGCGAAGGGAATGGGGGAAAATGAGTACGGACCGGGAAATGATGGATTTTAACCTGCATAAGCTTAGGATTCGGCAGGCTTATCCGCTGGATTTGAAGATTGAATTTTCACTGCGGACGATATGGCAGTGGAATCAGCATTATGACGGCGGCATCTATGTGTCATTCTCCGGCGGCAAAGACAGCACGGTGCTGCTGCACCTGGTCCGCGTCCTTGCCGGGCTGAAAAATGTTCCGGCGGTATTCTGCGACACCGGGCTGGAATATCCGGAGATCAGAGAGTTTGTCCGGTCCTCCGCCAATGTGACGACGGTCAGGCCTAGATTGTCATTCAAGCAGGTAATCGAGAAATACGGGTATCCGGTGATCAGCAAGCGGGTGGCGCAATACATACATGAAGTGCAAGCGGCCAGGGACCCTGACGGACAATTAACCAAATTAAGACTGACGGGATTGAAAAAAGACGGAAAATATACCCAAATGGGCAAGATACCGGATAAATGGATTCCTTTTATCAAGGCCCCTTTCAAGATTGACTGCATCTGCTGCGATAAACTAAAAAAACAACCCCTTAACGATTTTAATAAATCATCCGGAAGGGTGCCATATATCGGAATGATGTCTGCCGAAAGCAAACAGAGAGAAGTCAATTATATGATACATGGATGTAATTCATTTGAACAAAAATTTGCAAGATCAACTCCACTGGCGTGGTGGACGGAAGCGGATATCTGGGAATACCTGCGGCGGTATAATGTACCGTACAGCAGCATCTATAACATGGGCTACGAACGCACCGGGTGCATGTTCTGCATGTTCGGGCTGCACCTGGAAAATCGTCGGATGAAAAATAATCGTTTTCAAAAAATGCAGAAAACGCATCCGCAGTTGTATGAATACTGCATGGACAAGCTGGGATGCCGCCGGGTATGCCAGTATATGGGAATACCGTATGAATATGTGCCGGAGTTTGAAGCGGTGGACATGTTTGACGAGAAGGACAAGAACAGGGGGTGATATGAACAAACTTTATGATCAGAAGATTGAAGCGATGCTGGAGGAGCGGGAACTGGAGCGGCTGGCGGTTCCGGCGCGGGGGAGCGTGGTGGAGCATGTGTGTCAGTGTTCGCGGGTTACGGCGGTGCGGCTTACCGGGGAGACTGAATCTGTCCGGCGGACGGAGTGGCTTAGTCTGACCAGGGCGGGGAATTTCATCAAATGCAAAGAATGCGGGGAGGCCGCCGAGGCGGCGGAACGGGCGCACTGGAACGCTGTTCAGCACCGCATTGCGGTCAAGGAGGGGACGGTCGCGGATTTGAAACTTACGGCGGCGGAGCAGAAAATTAAACAGGCGGGGTTTCCGGTGGCGATGACGAAATGGGATGCGAAGCTGGCGAAGCCGGAGGGGCGGGAGCTGCATCAGTGGATCAGCGCGCACCGTGAAGAGAATCTGTGGATAGCCGACCGCAACGACGTCTGCAAGACCAGGGCGGTGTGCAGTCACGGGGCGCATATCCTGGGGCTGGGCATCAGCGTGAAGTATTTTGACGCGCTGATGCTGGTGACGCATTACGTGGGGCTGCGGCAGAATGACAACCTGGACAGCGAGAAGTTCATCCGGGGCTGCGCGGCGCGGCTGGTGATCATCGACGACCTCGGCCAGGGCGGCAAGGTGAGTTCCACCGCAGGGGAGATACTGTTCAAGCTGCTAGACCAGCAGATCAACAACAACGATCTGTTCTGGCTGACCGCGAATATGAGCGCGAAGGAAGTCGGTGCGCTGTTCGACTACTGGAACACGGCGAACGGGTTCGTGTCCAGGATCGAACGGGCGGTGCGGAAGAGCGGGACGTGGAGCGAGAGGGATAACAGCGGGTGAATGGTGAATGGTGAATGGTGAATGGTGAATGGCAGCAGCCAAGAAAACAACCAAAGAGACACGTAGAATACATTTTAACAGGTATTTACAGGATCGACAGGATAATTCAAAAGAAAGGGGAATGGGAAAAATGAAAGAAGAAAAGTGGACGACTATGCATGTGCATCTGGATATCCGGCATTTTTTGACAATGCCGGATAAGAAACTGAAAAATATGCTGTGCAATGCGGAAACCAAGGAATCATTAACGCCAGCTCAGGTCAGGGAGTTCCTGATTGCGGAACAGCGCAAGGGATATGTTTATTTCTGCTCCTGCGATAAGCGCAAAGCGGACGGCAGTTGCGCGGGGCATCCGGCGGACGCAACGGACACAACGGACGATATGGACGGGAGAAAATTATAATGAACAAGCAGCTTAAATATTTTCAGGAGGATATGGCGTTCAAGCTGGACGCGATCATAGTGATCCTGGTGTTCGGGATGGAGTTTAGCTGGTGGGTGCGCGCCGCCATCGCCGGGATGTGCATCGGACAGTTTTTCTATGTGCTGCGGGCTGCATGGATGTGGAATAAATCACAGACGGAAACGGACGGGGAGATAGTCGAATGCCTGTTCGATATTGCACAGCGGTTCTCGACGGTGTTCCCGCTGACTGATGAGGACCGGCAGGCACTGAACCAGGCAGCGGATTTGATTAAAAAAGCAAGGGAGGGACAAGGGAAATGAGTAAGACAAAAATACACTGGGCGGATGAGGTCTGGAATCCGGTTACGGGATGCAGCAGGATTTCGGAGGGGTGCGAGCATTGCTACGCGGAGCGGATGGCTAAACGTTTGAGCCGGGCGGGGATGTGTCCGGGGAAATATGCCAACGGGTTCAAGGTGACGTGTCACCCGGAGGAACTGCAACGCAGATTTTCCGGCAGGGGGAAAAGAATATTTGTATGCTCGATGGGGGATTTGTTTCATGAGGAGGTGCCGTTCAAGTTCATTGATGCGGTGATGGCGCAGATAACTTACATGCAGCAGCATACATTCATGCTGCTGACCAAAAGGCCGAAACGGATGCTGGAATTCTTTTTTGACTATATGGGCGGCGTCAAATGGGGCTGTCCGGCGAATGTCTGGCTGGGCGTTACGGCGGAGAATCAGGCGCGGGCGGATGAACGCATTCCGCTGCTGCTGGAATGTCCGGCGGCGGTGCGGTTCGTCAGCGTGGAGCCGATGCTGGGAGCGGTCAAGCTGTCTGCAGCAGAGGTGCCAAGCGAGAAAAGCGAGAAAAGCGAGAAAAGCGAGAAAAGGGAACAGCCGGAAGTCAGGAGTCAGGAGTCAGGAGTCAGAATAACAGCCGGCAGAGCAGCCGGGAAAGTCGGACGGGCAGGACAGCAAGGCAATAAACCGGACTGGGTGATATGCGGCGGGGAATCGGGGCCGGGGGCGCGTCCGCTGCATCCGGACTGGGTGCGGGGTTTGCGGGACCAGTGCCAGGCGGCGGGAACGGCGTTCTGGTTCAAGCAGTGGGGGGAGTATTCGCCGGTGCGCTGGCAGGGGACGGAGACTTTCTGCGGCGATTATCTGGCGTTTCCGGACGGGCAACTAGCGGATATTGATTCCGACGGTCAACTGGCCGGCAATATGCAGGGGGTCAGCCTGCTGCGGCGCATCGGCACCCGCAGGGGCGGCGACGAACTGGATGGACGGCAGTGGCATGGGCTGCCGCCGGCGGCAGAGGGGCCAAGCGAGACAAGCGAGAAAAGTTGAAAGTTAAAACAGGAGAGGGAAAACAAATGAAAGAACATCCGATATTGTTCAGCGGGGCGATGGTGCGGGCGATACTGGACGGGCGGAAGACGCAGACGCGGCGGGTGGTGAAGGTGCCGTCTACATGCACCCCGCCGCTCAAATGCCCTTACGGCGAGGTTGGCGGACGGCTGTGGGTAAGGGAGACGTGGATGCCGGATGCGCCGCGTGATGGTTCGTGGGATGATGTTGCATTTTACGGATGTAACTGCTCGCCGCTGTCGTTGATACCAAAACGTTTTCAAAAAGCTGAACATTGTATTTACCGTTCAACATGGACGGGCGGACAGATGGTCGGCTGGAAACCCAGCATCCACATGCCGCGTTGGGCTTCGCGGATCACGCTGGAAATTACGGCGGTGCGGGTGGAGCGGTTGCAGGCGATCACGCGGGATGACGCAAAAGCAGAAGGAATCACCGAACATCTTACAGAGTTTTTACCAGGAGCATATACAGAAGAGGCAAAATACCTGTGGCGGAATCGCACCAGCGTGGAAAATTTTTCTTTTCTATGGGAATCGGTTTACGGTACCGGTTCCTGGGATGCTGATCCGTGGGTTTGGGTGGTGGAATTTAAGGTGCTGCCGCAGGCGGCATAGGAGACAGTGAAAACAGCCGGAATTCAGGAGTCAGGAGTCAGAATGGAGCCGGAAGCAGGGGCATCCCTGGTGGATGCCAGACAAGCGAGAAAAGTTTAAAGTTAAAACAGGAAAGGAAAAAAAGTAAATGAGTGAAAAATGTCACAAGTGCGGAAAGCGCATCAATGTTGATACGGAATTTCATTGCGATGAGTGCGGGCATGATTTCTGCATCGACTGCATCGAAGATAATGATTCGCATGTCTGTCTGATCGATGATGATGCGTCAGAGAATGTCTGCGAGTTTATCCAGGAATGCAATGAACTGGAGATTTGCGCGGACTGCTGCAATAAAAAAAGAGAGGGAAAAGCAGATGAAAAAGATTAGAATGATCGGGCTGACTGGACGTGCTGGGAGCGGGAAGGATACGGCGGGGGCGCTTATCCGTGAATGGATTGCGCGGGATTTCTCAGGTCAATTTAACGGATACCGCGCGATGGTTTACGGGATTGCCGATCCGTTGCGCGATGCGCTGACCTGTTTCATCCGCCGGGCGGTACCGCGCGAGGAAAAAGAGATAGTTAATCCGGTACTGGGAATCTCGCCGCGTGAATTTATGCAGAAAAGCGGGGATTTCTTTCGTCAGATGATGGGGGAGGATATATTGCTGCGGCTGCTTGGCCAGCGCATCCGGGAACATCGGCACACAATCTATATCATCACCGACGTGCGGCTGGACATCGAGGCGGCATTCATCCGGGAGCACGGGGGCATCATTATTGCAATACAGCGCGATGCTGCCGGGCTGGATGGCGCTGTGTCGCAGCACCGCACGGAGCAGGGCGTCAGTCCATCGCTGGTCAATTATATGATCAGCAATAACGGCGGAATGGATGAACTTTGCCGGCAGATTGACCTGATGATGTTATGCGTTACAGAAGGCAAAAATGTGATAGTGGAACCGCCTGCCGCAGCCGCCGGACTTGACGGACGGAACGGACAGCAGATAATGCAGGCACTGAAAAAGTATGTGCTTGATAATTTTGGGAATATTCAGGAGCATAGCTGGAAGCGTTATTATATTCCGCAAATTATTGATAATTTACAGGAGTTTGATCTTGAAGAAATAAAACACTGCATCAAGGAACTAGTTAAAGAGCATTTGGAGAGCGTAATACTTGAACCTACTTCACTAGGAGTAATGCGTTCCCCGATAGAAAAATATATTCATATTGCAAAGGCAGGATATCACTCGCATCTCAATATTAATGTCAAACTGATTTATCAGTTACAAAGGGAAATAAAAAATGACTAAGAAGACGGTGTATATCGCGGGGCCGATGACGGGGATTGAGAAGCTGAATTTTCCGGCGTTTTTTGACGCGGAACGGGCCTTGAAACTGGCGGGGCATAATCCGGTGAACCCGGCGCGGCATCCGCCGGCGGTCAGGTGCATTTTCACCGAGGAAGTGCACACGATGACCTATGAGGACTTTCTGAACCTGGACCTGGAGATCATCGCCAGCGGGTGCGACGCGGTGGCGCTGCTGCCGGGCTGGGAGCATTCGCCGGGGGCCAGGCGGGAACATCAACTGGCGGTGAGTCTGGGCTTAAAGGTGTGGAAACTGAACGCCGTGCAGGCGGGACTGATCGAATGCGGACAGATCGGACGGGTAGGCCGGGGCGAAGAATAACAGGCTAGTTTTAAAACAGGGAGTAAAACATCATGGGTTTGACGGTCGCGCTCAGCAAGGAGGAAACTGCGGAGATTATCTGCTGGTTCCTGGAACGGTACAACAGCAGGATCGAATCCGGACAGAAGACGAAGGCGCTGGCGGCGCTGTTCTGGGGGGCGATCATGGCGTATCAGTATCTGAGCGGGGCGCGGATCACCGAAATCACGCTGCTGCGCCGCCGGCAGATTGCGGATGACGAGTGCAGGCTGCATCCGGTGATGTCGCGGCGGAAGCTGAAGACGGGCAGAAAGCAGTCGACGATCACTGCGTACATTGACCCGGACAGCGCGCCGGCGCAGGTGGTCAGCGCCTGGCTGCGGGAGTCGAGAGGGGAATTCGGGCGTTATCTGCCGGATGACTGGGCGTTCGCGTGGGGGTTCAATCGGCAGCCGTTCCGTCGGGAGAGCGCGTGGCGGGCGTGGCAGAAGGGATATATCGCGCTGGGGCTGGCCTATGTGAGCAGGGGGACGCATTGCGTGCGGAAGACGGCGGGGCTGATGCAGTATGACATCGCGTTCGCCGAATATGGCGACGGGATGCGCGCAATGCAGAAAGTGCAGCGGTATCTGGGACATGCGCGATTACAGACGACAGAGGCCTATCTGCCGATCAATCCCGGTTTAACCGATGATATCGCTCACCAGCATGGAGCAAAAGTGAAATTGGGTAACATTCTGGGTAAACATCTGCTTAACCGGGAGAATTCAAATTAATCAGGCAGTCAAACGGGATAATCACCACCCTTAACACCAATACAACCATACTCAACCATAATAATCAACAGCATAAGGAGCACAAAACAATGTCAATAACCGTCAAACGCAAGCCGCGCACCGTCACCAAGTCCATAATTATCAACAGTTTCGAGATACTGGACAACGCCTATTACCCGGTCGAGGAGATCGCCAAAGTCCTGAAAGTAAAACCTGACACCATCTACAAACTCATTGAGCGTCAAAGGTTTAAGACAGTCAAGTATGGCAGGTGTTACCAGGTGTCGGGCAAGTCGGTCATCGATGACGTGAAGCGTCAGGAGCAGGCGCCCAGGGCGAAGGCGAAGCGGAGTTCTAGGTTCTCCCGGCCGGTTTCAACGAATCTACCACCCAAGAAATAGTCAAAAAAGGGAACTGTGTTAGAATCATGCAAAACAAAACTTCTAAAACTAAATCTGATACCGCACCCGCCGCCGCGCCTTCCGGCAAAAAGCGTCCAGCCATTAATCCGGATCCCGCCACCACGCAAAAACCTTCATCCCGGAAAACGTCCGCCGCTGCGTCCAGAGGTAAGCCGTTATCCAAATCATCGTCCGCCCGGAAAACTGCGGCATCCGGCGTCAAGCCTTCATCATCCAGATCCGCCGCCGGGAAAAAGACATCCGGTTCCGGGACGTCGCCAAAGAAGCCGGCGGCATCCGGCAAAAAATTGCTGAAAGACGTGACTGACCCGCGCAAGGGGTTTGCGCTGCCGGACCCTGAGTCGTACAACGCTAAACAGAATCTGCTGATGAAGAATAAGCGCGACGCGGCGCGGGATATCTTTCCGCTGCCGGAACCCGAACTAATTGCGGAGCGCGAGCGCGGCTTCACCGATCCGGAATTTTTCATTTATTTTTTCTTTCCGGAAATCTGCTATCTGAAACTGTCCCGCCATCATCAGGCGATGATCTCGGACGTGGCGTCGGCGTTCCTCACCGGCGGGCTCTACCTCCAGGTACTGCCGCGCGGCTCGGGCAAAACTTCCCTCACCATCGGACTGTCGCTGTGGGCGCAGCTCTACGCCGTGCTGCGCTACCTGGTGGTGATCGCCGCCAACGAGGACAAGGCGGCAAAAATCTCCGACGCCCTGCTGATGCAGCTCAAGTTCAATCAACTGCTCTACCGGGCGTTCCCGGAAGCCTGCTATCCGTTCCGCAAGGTCAAGCACGTCAACCAGTGCCAGGGGCAGCTCTACAACGGCGAACTGACCGGCATTTCGACCAGCTCCGAACAGATCATCATGCCGAATATTCCAGGATCGCGCTGCTCCGGCGCCATCATCGAACCCTACGGCCTGACCGGGGCCATCCGCGGCGCGTTCATCCCGCTGGAGAACAGTTCGATTCTGCGCCCGGACGGCTTCCTGCTGGACGATCCGCAGACCGACGAGTCCGCCAACTCCGAATCGCAGTGCGCCACCCGCGAGAACCTGATCCAGTCCGCCGTCCTCGGGCTGGCGGGACCGGGCAAAGGCATCGCCGGCGTGGCCAACGGCAGCGTCATCCGCAAAGGCGACCTGATGGACCGCTATCTCAACGGCGCGCATCCGGAGTTCATCACCCGCAAGGTCAAGTTCCTGGAATCGTGGCCGGACAACAAGGAACTGTGGAACCAGTATCTCGACATCCGCGCCGATGACCGCCATCCGTGGCGCAAGTCGAATAAATTCTACAAGGACCACCAGGCGGCAATGGACAAAGGCGCGGTCGCCTACTGGGCCGAGCGCCTGGAATTCGGCGCCGTCACCGCCATCCAGTCCGCCTACAACCTGATCCACCGCTTCGGGTTCAATTCTTTCCTGGCGGAATACCAGAACGAACCATGCGAGAACCTCGGCACGCTGCGGCTGCTGACGCGGGACGATATCTACAACAAGACGAACGGGCTGGAAGCGCGGCGCGTCCCGGCGGAGACGCAATATCTCACCGCCGGCATCGACGTGCAGAAAGAGATATTGTTCTACGTCGTCGCGGCGTGGAAGGACGGCGGCACCGGATGGATCGTGGAGCGCGACGCCTGGCCGCGCCAGCCGAAAGCCATGTTCGACCCCGCGAAACCGGTCATCACGCTGTCCGCCAAGTATCCCGGACTTACCCCCGGCGCCCGCATCCAGCAGGCGGTGATCGAACTCACGGAACTGCTGAAAAATACGCCGTACATCCCGGTCAACGGCGGCAAACCGCTGCCGCTGATGAAGGAATTCTGCGATTCCGGCTATGAAGGCCGCGCCATCCATGCCGCCAAACAGCAGATCGGGGAACTGATGGACCCTTCGCGCGGGATCGGGCTGACCGCCGCAAAACGCCCCCTGGAACAGTACATCCGCAAGCCCGGCGAGATCTTCGGCACCCACTGGTATTATCCGGTGGTCAAAAAGACGCGCGATTTCCGCCACTGCGCGGTGGACGTCAACTGGTGGAAGGCCCATCTGACGGAATCCTTCCTGCGTCCGGCGGGCGATCCCGGAAGTCTGACCATCTACGGCAACCGCAAGACTGATCACAACATGTTCTGCGACCACCTGACCGCCGAAACCTACGTTGAGACCGAAGGCCACGGCCGCCGCGTGCAGGAATGGTCCATGAAACCGGGACGCTATCACAACCATTTTCTGGACTGCCTGGTCTACTCCGCCGCCGCCGCGTCGAGGAGCGGCATGGCGCTGGATGACGACCGCAAAAAATCCGCCCGCGGCAAGCGTGTGATCGCGAAAAAAGCGAAACCGGCCGCCCCGCAGGCCGCCGGCGCCGTGCCGTCCGCCGCCCCGAAAAGCCGCCTGCAGCAGCTTAAAGAACAAAGAATGCGCGATAATAATTATTAACCCCGTCCGGCGGGTCCGGCCAGTCCGGCCAGTCAGATATTAAAACAAAGGAGCAATCATGCGTAACATCAGATTCAAACAGACTAATAAAGTCACCGGGGAAGTTTATTATTTCGGGTTTCAGCGGACCAGCACCGGCGGGTTCCTGAACGAAAACAGCAACCGTCCGGTGGCCGGCGAAGACTGGACTGACCCGGAAATGCTTGAAAATAATTTAAAGCGGACGCTGCTGTCCGGATTCAAGTATTGTCCGCAGTCCGGATGTTTCGAAGATTATAAAAGACTTGAAACAACAGCAGCTTTTCAAGCCCTGCAAATTTCCCATGATATTATTGCAGGAAAAGGGGTTATTCAAATAGAAATACCCATAACTAACGGCCTCGATAAAGGTGTTTTCGGCTGCGTCCTTCAGATCATTAAAAAATCGCTGAACAAGGATTAAATATCATGGACAAAACCCAGTTTAAACTAGAAATGCTCTCGCTGGACGAAGCGATTGCGGCAACGGAAAAAACCCTCAACCAGTTGAAATTAATCCGGGAAAAGAAACTGCAAAAACAACATCCGGGTTATGTATGTAATGTCGAAACCGGTGAAATCACCCCGCTTATTCAGGGCGTACCGGATTTGGAGGCCATGGAATTCATCGCCGATAGTCATGAAGAATTTTGCGGCGAGTTAATAAAAAAAGGAATGGAAGAATAACGTTTTCTCTGTGTCTCTGTGGTTAAAAAAGAAAGGATTTAACACCATGCCCAAACGCCTCAAACCAAAAGCCGCGAAACTCGATAAAGGTTATTATCCGTGGTCCTGCGGCATCTGCAAAGGCCGGAAGTTCAAAGTAGGCTACACCCGCAAAAAACAGTCCGGACAGCTCCGCAAACTGATCTGCTGCAACTGCCAGGCGGTGACGTACACCGGCGAACAGATTCTCCAGCCGTGGAAATCGGTAAATTTTGAGTCTTAACAGCCGAATTTTTAACAGGGATGAGCAGGATAATTTTAAAAGGAAATAAAAATGTTTGAAAACGAATACAAAGATGAATACGTTCATCTAATTCAGTGTGATTGCCATGAGTATCTTAGAACGCTGCCGGATAAGTCTGTTGCGCTGGCGATTGTCGATCCGCCGTATGGGATAAAAGAAGACGGAGAAAGAAGCATTCGGGCTATTCCGGTAAAAAAATGGAGAAATCCAGTGCCCAGGGATTGGGGCAAAAAAACATGGGACAACGAACCGCCTTCTAAAGAATACTTCAACGAACTATTCCGAGTTTCTAAAAATCAAATAATCGGGGGAGCAAATCATTTTATTGAGAATATGCCGGTTAAGAATTCATCTTGCTGGATATTCTGGGATAAAAAAACAACCGGAGATTTTGCAGATGGCGAACTCGCCTGGACCAGTTTTAAAACTGCGGTAAGAAAATTCGAGTGGCTTTGGTCCGGATTTAAAAAGCAAGAATTTGAAGAGAGAATACACCCGACTCAAAAACCGGTTGCGTTGTATAAATATTTGCTGTCCAAATATGCCAGTACCGGCGATAGAATACTTGACACTCACGGCGGATCAATGAGCATTGCCATTGGGTGCTATGATTTGGGTTTCAATTTAACTCTTTGCGAAAAAGATGGCGATTATTTTTATCCAGGAGTTGAACGCTATAAAAAACATATTGCGCAAGGTCGGCTGTTTGAGCCTGGAATAATAAAATATGAACAGGACGAATTTAACCTTATAGAATAGTTTTAAATTATAACCAGGAGGCCGCCATGTCACCATAATACAAACCCGCACCGATATCTATTTATTTTAAGCCGGAGCAATCCGGCTTTTTGCTTTCATCCCTTGATTTGTTTGATTATTTTTTGCAGTTTTACTTTGGATTCAGGCAGCACCGGCAGCCGGCCGATTGAATAACTCTTAACGGTATCCAGTGACACGCCCAGATATTCCGCCAGCGCGTCCAGTTTCATGCCGGTAGCCTTGATCAGCTCCGTGCCTTCAACCGCATCCCGCCAGCGGTCAAGGTTCAGTTTTACTTTCGCCGCCACTTCGCCGCGCCATTGTGCATTATTGAACGCCGCATAATTATCGTATACATCAGTATCTCCGGGATGGATGCCGTCTTCAATATCCTCCGGAATATCTTCCGGCTCCAGCGGAATCTTCACTTCCCCGACCTGCCACGGCAGACCGTCAATCTTAATGATATACACCCGCTGGTAATCTTCATGCGCATGATCAATATAGACGCATTCGCGCACTTCTATACGGCTGTTTTCCGGCCCCTGTTTAATCAGTTCTTTAGCCTTGGCAATCTTCGCCTTGATCGTCTTTTCAAGATTTGCGGTCTTCGTGATCTCCGCAATCTGTTTTTCGTCCAGATGCTTCACACTGCCGACCGCCGTGCCGAGACCGTCGTGGTTGTGTGTCTGCCTGTAGAGTACGCCGTCTTTGACTGTCCAGTTCTTATTCATGATCTTCCCTTGGTTGTCCGGATTGCTCCGGGTTAATTTCTTCTTAATTATATTATACACTAAAAAGTGTATAATATCAACTCAAAAAACCAAATAAAACCAAAAATTATTAAAAATCCTGCCCATCCTGTAAATCCCTGTTAAAACCGGCTGAGGGATGGGCATCCACAAGGGATGCCCCTGCAGCCCCATTGGACAATTTTCACAAAATAATTTGAGGGGGCTAATTACACCGGTGTAATTAGCTGATTTTCCGCCTTGAAATCTCCGTTGCAAACCTTGTTTCGGGAACTATTCTTAATCTTGTAATCTAAGGCAGGATTATAAAGGGATGTGATGCCTTCCGGTAGCAAATACCGGAGGTGCAACACATCCCTTTTTTTCTGCCATGTTCCCCGGCTGCCGGATGCATTCCCCGTCCGGCAGCCAACTTAAAACCAAGGAGCAGTCATGGCGGACAATATCGACATCAAACAGGCGGCGGCGGACCCGAAGAGCGTCCTGATCGACGGCGAGCGCGTCGAACAGCATTCGCTGGCTGAACAGATCGAGGCCGACAAGTATCTGCGTTCACTCGCCGCCCGCAAAAAGAAGCGGCTGCCGTTTCAGCAGCTCGCGGTAAGACCGCCGGGAGCAGTTTTTTAGAGCGAGAAAAGTACCGGCGCTGCCGGAAAGCAAGAAAAGCGAGAAAAGTTGAATGCAACTAACTAAAAATACGGCAAACATCACCATCACCTGCGGCCCCGCCGCATCCGGTTATTCGCTGCTGTCCGACAAGTCCGCCCCGTCCGCCCCGTCCGGACGTTCCCCCGCTCCCGCCGGCACGCGGCGCGGCGGTATCCGCGTCATGCAGGCGCGGTATGACGCGGCGATGACCAATTCTAACAACCAGCGCCACTGGATGATGGCCGACGGTCTCAGCGCGGATCAGGCGAACAGTCCCGGCGTGCGCGAAACCCTGCGGAACCGTTCGCGCTACGAATGCGCCAACTCCACACATTTAAAACACATGGTGCGCGTCAACGCCTATTACATGGTCGGGCGCGTGCCGCAACTGGAAATATCCAATACCGATAACGTCGACGAGGACACCGCCCAGCGCATCGAGAATGACTGGACGAAGTGGACGGAGCGCGAACTCCTGGGACGCAAACTCCGCACCCTGACCCAGTCCGCCGACCGCGACGGCGAATCATTTTTACAGCTTTTCACCAACCGCAAATATGCGAACAATCAGGAAGTTTCCCTCAGCGTGACCGGTTTTGAAGCGCAGTATCTGCGCAATTTCGGCATTTCGTCGGACTATAACGAGTTCAACAATATCGACGGCGTGATCCTGGACGATGACGGCAACCCGGTCATGTACTGTGTGCAGACTAATTACTATAAACCGGCGATTGAAATTCCCGCCGCGCAGATCGTCCACTGGCTGAAACCGGACCGCCCCGGACAGCATCGCGGCATTCCCGAGACCACCGCCGGACTCAACCTGTCCGCCTACCGCCGCGATTATACGCTGTCCGTAATGCAGGCCGCCCGCAACGCCGCCGACCAGGCCTATTATCTGAAGACCAATAACGCCGAGGAAGTCGATGACAACGGCGCGCCGCTGATCACCGTCGGCTCCACCGACGGACTGCCCGACGCCGATCTCGCCGCCTTCGAGACCGCCCCGGTCGACCTGTCGCGCGGCGCGATCAACATCATGCCCTACGGCACCGAACCGGGCATGCTGAAGGCCGAGCAGCCGGTCAACACCTACAAGGATTTCAACCGGGAAACCCTCTGCGCCGACGCCGCCGGTTTCTCCATGCCGATGAACATCGCGACCTGTGATTCCAGCCAGTACAACTTCGCTTCCGGCAAGCTGGATTTCCAGTTTTTTGCGACGAAGATTTCGATTGAACAGTACGACTTCAACCTGATCGTGCTCGACCCGATCTTCGCCGAATGGTTCGGGGAATACAAGCTGCTGCCGGCGAATGCCGATCTGCGCGGACTGGACACCCCGGAACACGAATGGATGTATGACAGCGCCGATCCGGTCAATCCGCTGCCCGAAGCCAAAGCCGCGACTGAGCGCATGGCGAACGAGACCAGCAATCTCGCCATCGAGTGCGGCAAGTCCGGACGCGACTGGCGCGACGTCGTCAAAAAGTCCATCCAGATTGAAAAATTCCGCGCCGCCGAGCGCAAAGCCGCCGGCCTGCCGGATTTGGCTGCTCCGACCAGTCCGACTCGTCCGCCCAGTCCCGCCAAGTCCGACTCGTCCGACCCGACCGCTAAACAATCAGGAGACAATAATGAATAATCCACATCCCGATACGTCGCCTCTCCTCCAGTTGAAGGCCGCGCTGACTTTAGCGGCGGCCGCCGTCGAACCGGGCGGTTCCGCCAGCCCCGCCCGGTTCGGCTTTTTTTCCAGCGGGAGGGCGTGACCATGCATAATTACCCGCAGATTATTTTCTCCGGCGACATGATTCTGGCCGCCGCTGAAATGATGTCCCCCGGCGCGCTGCCGCAGCCGACGCCGTTCAATTCTTTGATTTATGACGGCGGAAAAATGCTGCTCAACATCAACGGCGTGAAAAAAACCGTCGTCGTCGATCTCGCCGGGCTCTCCTGGCCGTCGGATCAGAATATCGCCATCATGCTCAACCACGATTATCAGCCGATATCGGTGGCGGGCAATACGAATAAAATAACGACCGACTACAGGACGCTGTCCTGCGCCGGCCTGCTCTACAGCCATTGCGACGAATACGTCAACCGCATCGTGCAGAAAGGCCGCGCCGGTTTCAAGTGGAAAGCCTCGCTCGGCGCGCCGATGCTGCGCGAGGAGATCGTCCCGCCCGGCCGCCAGGTCGTGATCAACGGCCAGACCTTCACCGGACCGTTCAGCATCGCCCGTGAATCGCAACTGATCGAGAGTTCGATTGTGGTGTTCGGCGCGTCTGAATCCTCATCCATGAACATCGCCGCGCGCAAAGCGCCAGGCGTAACCGATAACTCGAACCTAATCATCCTAATCTAAACAAGGAGAAAGAAATGAACAAAAAACTGTTAGCGCTGCTGATCGCCCGCGGATTGAAGGCGGACGCCACCGACCAGGAAGCCATCGACTACATGAAGGCGAACAACATCACCGTCGTGGACGCATCCGGCGACAATCCCACGCTGCAGGCCTCCGGCGCTCCGGCTCCGGTCGTCACCCCCGCCGTTACTCCCGCCCCCGCGCCGGTAATGCAGGCCGCTTCCGCCGCCACCATCGCCGCCATGCGCGAAGACGTCTCCGGCGAAGAAAAGCGCATCAACGCCATCCGCGCGCTGCCCGGCAAAGGCACGGTCAAAGCCAACGGCCAGGACGTGGACATCAAAGCCCACGCCATCGCCCAGGGCTGGAGCCCGGCGGAAACCGAACTCGCCATCCTCCGCGCCGAGCGCACCGCCCCCGCGGTCATCGTCGCCGGACAGCCGAATCTGTCCCGCGAACTGATCCATGCTTCCGCGCTGATGGGCGTCGGACACCTGACCGGACAGAATGAAGACACGCTCATCCGCGCCGGTTTCTCCGCGCCGGTGGTCGAAGCCGCCGCCCGCCGCAAGTTCGTCCGCATCAGCCAGCTCATGCGCGCCTGCTGCGCCAATGAAGGCGTCCATATTCCGCATGACGCCACGCAGGCGGAACTGCTCCAGGCCGCGTTCAGCACGACCTCCTTCAGCGGTATTCTCGGCAATATCCTGCGCAAGGCGATTGACTACAAGTTCTCCATCTATCCCGGAGTCGAGGACGTCCGCCGCCTGACCCGCAAGGAAACCGTCATCGACTTCAAGACAAAGAAATGGTACCGCCTCGCCACCGGCGGCGGCCTGTCCAAGCTCACCCCCGAAGGCAACCTGAAACTCGATTATCTGAAGGACTCCGAGAACGGCCTGACCATCGACACCAAGGGCAAACAGGTCGGCATCGACCGCAAGACCCTGATCAACGACGATCTCGGCGTGCTCGTTGATATGCCCAGCCTGATGACCCAGGACGCCGCGATGCAGTTCATCGCCGATTTCTGGGCGCTGATCATCGCCAACGCCGGGAACTTCTTCAGCGAAGATCATAAAAATCTCGACACCACCGGCGCCATCGTCGGGCCGGACGGCTATGACCTGATGTGCAAAATGCTGGCGGACATGGAATACAGCGGCATGCCGCTGATGCTCTCCCCGCGCTATGTCGTCGTCGGCACCGGCAACGCCGCCGCCGCGAAACGCATGGCGAAGGACACCCAGACTATGGTCATGAACCGGATGTCCGGTTCCGCCGTCACCACCACCACCGGCCCCAGCGTCAACATCTACACCGGGCTTGAACCCGTCGTCAGCCCCTGGCTGCGCGGCGAGGCCGCCGGCGACTTCTACGGGTTCGCCGATCCGCAGTTCGCCACCGCCGTCCGCGCGGGGTATTTGAACGGCGTGGAAGCCCCGACCGTCGAGGAAGTCACCGACCGGCTCGACGCGACATTCCTGGGACGCGCCTGGAACATCGTGTTCGACTACGGCTTTGATTTCGCCGATTTCCAGGGCGCGGTCAAGATGACCAGCGCGGAACAGCTCGGCGCGAAAAAAGCCAAAAAATAGTTTTTGTCCGGCTGGTCCTGCCTTAAAAGATTTGTTCTAAAACTTAAACAGAGGATTCAAAAAATGATCATCAATCGTCAGGAAAATAAACGCGTTGACCATACTCCGCTGCTGCTGCTTGCCGCCGGGGTCATGGTCGTCATCGGCTCCAAGATCGGCTACACCACCCGCGAATGTCCCGCCGGCGAACTCGGCAGCATTGTCACCGACGGCCTGGCCGACGTCCCCAAGACCGCCACCGCGCCGGATGTCTATGAAGACTGGGCCGACGGCGAGAACGTCTATTATGATGAATCGGCCAAAACGTTCACCACGGAAGACACCGGCAATGTCGCGGTCGGCTACTGCGACGGCGGCAGCGACACCGGCAGCGCCATCGGCAGGATTGTGTTCAATCCGCCGCTCCGCGCCGACAATGCCGGCGCGTCACCGTCCGGGAGCGACAGCGGATCGGGGGAGTAAGTCCGAGCCCGGAAGACTCTCCGTCCGCCAGCTCGTCTAACTCAGGAGACAGCCCGTCCGCATCGCCGGAAGCCAGTCCGTCCGGCAGCGGGTCCGGTTCTTAATCGTCCGACTTTTTTAAAAGGATTTCTGCCATGAACGTTCTCGCCAGAGCTTCCGCGTTCCTGAATCGCAAGCTGCGCGCCGCCGCCGGGTGGAATGCGGCGTACAGCCGCGGGTCAAACTCGTTCACATGCGTCGCAGTCCTTGGCGGCACCGCCGCCGAGCAGACTATGTCCGATAACGGCGCGACCATTGCAACGCGGTTCCGCGATGTGCTGATCGAGCGCGCGGAGTTCAGCGGAACGTTCGTGGAGCCCCGTCAGGGCGACCTGATCACCGTCGGAACCGACAAGTACATCGTCACCGTCCGCCAGGGCATCGGCTGCTGGCGGTATTCGGACAGCGAGAAAACCCGCATGCGCATCTTTGTCAAGGAGATAAAATGAGCGATATCAGAGAACTGGGCGATGCTCTGGCGGCGGCGGTCTTCGCGCTGCTGACCGCCGGCGATTCGCCTTCCGGCTCCCTGTCCGACTCGTCCGGACAGTCCGGCCAGTCCGGCTCCCCGGCTGCTCTGTCCCCCGCCGCCCTGTCCTTCTCTTTTCTGGAAACGTTCGACGGCACGCTGACCGGCGTCCTCCAGATGGCCGTCACGCTGGGCCTGGTGGAGGGTTCCGCCGATTCGCGGAGTTCCGCGCAGGGACAGTTCCATTACGCCATCCACACGTTCATGGCGTTCGACCATGATCCGACGATGGATGAACAGGACGCTTTAGTGGTATTCCAGGAAAAGATCGTCCGGGCGCTGCCGAAAATGTCCTGCGTGCTGCCGGATCACAGCGCGGCTAAACCGCGTCTGGAAGCCTTCGCCCCCGTGGACGGCGAGGAACTCCTGACCGGCGTAGTCCACGGCATGATCGGGATTGTGTTTTTCGGCAGTTACTGAAAACCGGAAGTCAGGAGTCAGGAGTCAGCAGTCAGAATGAAAACATTTAAAACAAAAATTCCCGAACTTTCCGCCGAAGGCGGTACTTTTCTCGCTTGTCACTTGCTTCGCCGCACACTTTCCGGCGGAGCCGGTACTTGTCTCGCTTTTCTCGCTTGTCACTTTAAAACGGAGTTTTAACCCATGCAGTCTACCGCACAACTTAAAGGCAGTTACCTGGCCGTCCGGGGCCTCACCTTTGACGAGGCCGCCGTCGGCAAGCTGCTGAACACCTATGAACGCCGCCTGCTGTCGAAGTCAGGGGCGTTCACCCGCGGCGTCGCGCGGCGGCTGGTGCGGTTCAACGCCCGGCGCGACAAACACGGCGCGCCCGGACAGCCCCCGGTCGCGCATACCCGGTTCTTCCGCGACTCGATCATGTTCACGCTCGACCCGCAGACCCGCTCCGTGATCTGCGGACCGCAGAAGTTTAAAACAGCGAATAACAACACCGCCGGACAGACCGTTCCCGAAATCCTGGAATACGGTGGCAATGCCGCCGGCGGCAAAAACCCCGCGTGGCCGGTGGCGTACCCGCCGAATAACGCCTCAATCATGGGGCTGTTCGCGCAGTATGATTTCACCATCGTGCGCTGGGGCTTCTCCGCCGCCGATCTCATCCGGCAGGCCCGCGCCGCCGGGGATTACAAAAGCCTGAAACACGCCGGCAAGCGCGGCGCCTACCGCACCCCCGGTTTTTATTCGCCGCGCAAAGGCAGACAGGTTTATCTTCAGTTCGCGCCGAATCAGACCGCCGTGCAGCGGCAGAAATCCAGAGACATCCTGCTGGAACTGTTCGGGCAGCCCTATTTCGGCAATGCGGCCGTCGAGCCGCGCCCGTTCATGCGCCCGGCGCTGGATGAAACAGTAAAGAACATGCCGGCGCTGATGCGCCAGGCGGAACTTAAATAACAACCCAACAAGGAGTTTATCATGTCACTAAAAACCGGTTTTGACGGCAAACTGTACCTCGCCACTATCACTGAGGGAGGTTACACGCTCGGCGAGGAAATCGACATCGTCAAGGACTGCGATCTCGATGAATCGCGCGACGAGATCGAGGCGAATGACCGATCCAACAAAGGCCGCAAACGCTATCTCGCCGGACTCATGGACGGCAAACTCTCGTTCGGCGTGAACACCAATCCCGAAAATGAGAATTTCAAGCTCGTCCGCGCGGCGTTCCTGTCCGGCGAACCCATCGGTCTCGGCGTCCTGTTTCAGGACAAGTCGATCACCGAGGACAACGAAGGCACGGTCGGCACCTTCGTCATCACCGGCTGGAAAAAAGGCCAGCCGCTCAACGGCGCGCAGACCACCGACGTCAGCGCCTCGATGCAGACTTTCGCCGGCGACTTCCCGCCGACCGGCGGAGCCAGCCCGAGCGCGTAAAAACCATATCTCGCACAAAGACACGGAGACACCTTTGTGCGAAAACCCTAAACTGGAGGATACCATGCTGCTGAAAATTGGCGAACACGAAATGACCCTGAAACTCAACATCGCGCAGGTCAAGCGCGTCCGGGAGAAAACCGGCTTCGATCTGCTGATGAAGCGCGACCCCAAAGCCCTGATGAACGAACTCTCCGACCAGGAGCGCGTCGCGGAAATCATCGCGGTGCTGCTGCAGCCGGAATTTGAACGCTGCAATATTGACGAGACCGGCGTCTATGAACTGTTTGACGGCGCGACGCTGAAAGCCGCGTCTGATGCGTTTTTCGCGGAACTCATAAGTTTTTTCGCGGCGATGGGCCGGACCGCCGCGGCGACGGCCCTGACGAAGATAACGGAGACCTGGGCGCTGATGGAGACGAAGACCGTGGAACTGGTCAACCGGACGGCGGAAACACTGTCCGCGGAAGTGAACAGTCTGCAACTGCCCTCTGGTCCTATGTCTACCGCTGCGCCGGGATCGCCGGAGTCGATCCCGCCGGATTCACCTTCTGGGAACTGAAGGAGATGGCCGCCGGAGCCTGGCGGCCCTACGGGGATCTGATGATCTGGATCAGTTGCAATCTCGGCGCGAAAGCCCGCGATCTGCCGGATCCGGAAAAACTCAATCCCTTCAACAGTAGAAAAGAGGAAACCGGCAAACCCGACTTCCGCGAAAAGTTGAGAAATTTAAAAAGTTTCGCGCATACGCTGCCAAGGTCTGCCGCCAGCGGCAGAGGAGCCAAGCAAGAAAAGTTGAAAGGAGCCAAGTAGAATGCAAAAAATTAAAACACAATCGGCTGTTTCACTTTCCGCCATAGGCGGTACTTTTCTAGCTTTTCTCGCTTGTCACTTGCGGCGCCGCCGCACACTTTCCGCCATAGGCGGTACTTTTCTCGCTTGTCTAGCTTGTCACTTGCGGCGCAGCCGCACACTTTCCGGCAGCGCCGGTACTTGTCTAGCTTTTCTCGCTTTCAACTTTAAAACGGAGTTTTAACTATTATGGCTTCAGGTAACGCCATCCGCGCCGGACGCGCTTTTGTTGAGCTGTTTCTTGATGATAAACAGCTTAAACAGGGCTTTTCCGGCGTCAAAAAATATGCCGGGGAATTCGGCGCCCAGTTCAAGGGCATGGGGGCCGGACTCGGCGTGGTCTCCGCCGCCATCGGCGGGGCGCTCCTCTATTCCGCGTACACCGTGCGCGGTTACGCCGCCGCCGTCGCGCAGGTCGGCAACCTGACCAGTGCCACCGCCGATGAACTCGATAAACTCGACAAGCAGGGCCGCATCACCGGGCGCAACACCGCCGACAATATCGACGAGATCGGCGCCGCGATGGTGGAGCTCGCGAAACACAAATTCACGCCGTCCGAAATCGGGCGCGAACTCGGCGGCATCAACAATCTGGCCGACGCTTTAAGCACCGACATGGCGACCGCCGCGCGCGTCGCCGGGGGAACGCTCCAGTCGTTCCGCCTGGACGCCGCGCATACCGCCGAAGTCACCGACTATCTGGCGCTCTCCGCGCTGCGTTCCGGCATGGGACTCGAGGAACTCGCCGCCGGTCTCCATACCGTCGCGCCGCTGGCCGTCGCCGCCGGGGCGGGGCTGAAGGACACGCTCGCGCAGCTCGTCGCGCTGAAACTGATGGGCTTTGACGGCGCGGAAGCCGGCACCGCCCTCGCGGCGGCGTACAAGAATATCGCCAAGTCCGAAGTCAATCAGTATCTGAAATCGCTCGGCGTGGACGCCCGCGACTCCTCCGGCAATCTCAAGAGCCTGACGACTATCCTGAACGATATCGCCGCCGTCGGCGCGAAACTCGGCTCCGGCGCCCGGCTGCAGCTCTTCGAGAAGATTTTCGGCAAAGGCGTCGCCGGAGCCTCCGCCCTCGCCTCCGGCGTCGCGCCGCTGAAAAAATTCCAGGCGGAACTGGACAATGCCGCCGGCACCGCCGCCAATGCGGCGGAACGCATCGACAAGACCATCGGCAAGCAGATGGATAAACTCAAGAACGCCGTCCGCGGCCCCGCCGTCGAACTCGGCCACGCCCTCACCCCCGCGCTGACGGACCTTAACGGCGTCGTCGGGCCGGTGATGAACGCGCTGTCCGGCTTCATCGCGCTGCATAAGGACTGGATCGACAAACTGGTAAGGCTCTATCCGCTGCTGCCCGCCGTCGCCGGCGGTTTGTACGCGATGGGCGTTGCCGCGAATGTGATGGGCGGCTCGATTAAAAATATATCCGCCACCCTCGGGTTATTTCATTCGCTCGTGATGATCGCGTTTAATCCCGCCTTCTGGACCATCGCCGGTATTGCCGTGCTGGTCGCCGCGCTTGGCGGACTGACCTATTATCTGTTGCGGAATACCGAAGCGTGGGCTTCCTGGAAATCCGGACTGTCCGGTATCTTTGAACTGCTCACCCGCGAATCCGGCACCGCTTTCGACGCCATTAAAACCGCCATCAGCGGCGGCGACCTGCAGGGCGCGTGGGAAGTGTTCTGCACGTTCCTGAACATGAAGTGGACGGAAACATGGAACGCCGTTTATGACTACTGGGCGATCATTAAAAACGGCCTGCAGAATTCCATTCTGGATTTTGCGGAATCGTTCGCGATCGCGCTGGTCCGGGCGGTGGAACCCGTCAAACTCGCCTGGGCGGAACTAGCCGGATTCTTTGAACGTCTCTGGAACGGTATTCTTGACAAGTATGTGGACGCCCAGAACGCCATCATCAAACTTTACAACAAGATTCCCGGCGTCGAACTGCCGCTGATCCCGAAAACGCAGAATGCCGACACGGTCAACCAGCAGAGCCGCGATAAACAGTCCGCCCGCGAAGCGCAGATCACCGACATGACGCAGATCAAAATCCAGCAGATCCGGCAGGGCATCGGCGGACAGCAGGCGGCCAATGACGCGGAACTACAAAAAACGCTCAAGGAATCATCCGAAATCGTTAAACGCTCCGCCGCCGAATTTCATGCGGCGGTGGACAAAGTCAATCAGAATGACCTGCTCCGCAGGATAGACCAGGAACTCATCGACGCGTTCAGGGAGATCGACGCCCCGGTGCGCGCCGCCGCGCAGGCCGCTTCCGGCGCGGGCGAACTCGCCGTCGGCTACGGCGCGTCGGGTTCATTCCTCGCCGGCGAGGCGCAGCAGGCTTCCTCCGGCGGCGGCATCCAGAAACAGATGCTGGACACCAGCACCCAGATTGCGAGCAACACCCGCGAGATCGCCAACGCCGCCCGTAACGGCTTGGCCTTTGTTTAAAACCAGCAGTCAGGAGTCAGGAGACAGGAGTCAGAATGAAAACTTTAAAACTTAAAACCGGTTCCGTTTCGTCCGTTGTGTCCATATCGTCCATAATGTCCATAACGTCCATCAGGTTTGCACTATGACCATCAAAATTCAGGAAGATCCCAAATCCCGTTCATGGGAATGGAACAAACGCTACACCCTGCTCTTTCACGCGCAGGGTTCCGCCGATCCCGCCGCGATTGCGACGGCAATTGACGGCTATATCACGACCAACGCCGTGCCGGTGCTGTTCGATCTCAGCGCCAAGCGCGTCGAGGCGGTCGTCGCGGCGGACGGCATGCCCGACTTCTGCGCGTGGAACTGCACCTGGGAATATGCCCCGACCGACGTCCAGACTCCCGTCGTCGAATTTGATTCGCGGATGAGTTTCTCCACCGGCGGCGGCACGAAGCACATGACCGAGAGCCTGGCGACGCTGTCCTCCGCCGGCGGCATGAATTTCGGCAACCTGATCAACGTCACCGATTCCGGCGTAAACGGCGTGGACGTCTCCGCGCCGCAGGGCAAATTTTCCTTCACCACCCGGAAATCATGGTCCGCCGTCATGGGCGACTACGGACGAAGCCTCGTCGCGATGACCGGACGCATCAATTCCGACGCCTTCAAAGGCTACGGCGTCAAGGAACTGCTGTTCCTCGGCGCCTCCGGCACCGCGCCCCGCGTCTCGTCCGACTTCACGCTGACTTTTGAATTTGCCTACAACCCCGGACAGACCGATATCGCCGTCGGCGATCTTACCGTCGACTTCAAAGCCGGATGGGATTATCTGTGGCACTTCGACAAAAAAACGCTGGCCACCACGTCCGGCGGCCTTACTTATTTTTACACGAAACCCGTCGCCGCGTTCGTGGAACAGGTCTACGAACTGGCGGCGTTTTCCGCCTTAGGCATTTAAAACCAGAAGTCAGGAGACTTCCAAAAAAAGGAAAAAATTATTATGCTGTCCAATCTGTTAAGAAGAATGCTCGACCCGCGCGCCGGCGAGAGCGTCGTCGTCATCGAAAACCTCGGCATCCCGCAGGCCACCGCCAAAGCCGCGCTGACGGAGGACAGCGCCCTGGCCGATCTGCTCGGCGCGGAACTGCCCGACGACGCCGGGCGCGTCTCCGTGCTGGTGCATTCCGGTGCCGTCCACGTCAATTATGACGCGGCGGCAACCGCCGCCAACGCCGACATCGGCGGCGGCTTCGATTTCTTCGGCCCTAAATCCGAACTCGACAAAGTCCGCCTGATCAACGCCGGCGCGACCGCCGTCTCGGTCTTCGTCTACCGGGTGCTCGCCAAAAATATCTAATAGTGAATAGTGAATTGTGAATTGTAAATAGTGAATTGTGGCTGTTGCTAATCACCAATCACCAGTCACCAGTCACCAAAAAGGAGGTTCCCCATGCTAAACCGATCACGCGGCGGCCCGGTCGCCAAATCCGGCGGTGTCTCGCTCGATGACGTCATTTCGCTGCTCGACGACAAAGCCGATAAAATCGGAGCCGACGACATCGAAATCACCGATGCCGCGAAAGGCATTATCCGCAAATCCCCCGACGGCACCCGCCGCCGGGAAACCCTCGACAACGACGGTACCATAACCAGAGAGGTGCTCTAATGAATATTATTTTCAATTTGCTTTCTTGCTTTTCTCGCTTTTTACTTGCGGCACAGCCGCACACTTTCCGGCTCCGCCGGTACTTTTCTCGCTTTTCTCGCTTTCCCGTTCCCCTCCTCGCCGCCGTCTGCCTGCTCGCGCTGACGCTGCTGCTGTTCACCGGCGGCGCCAAAGTCACCGACCTGGTCTACAATACCGACACCCATGTCTGCGACGCCTACGTCAATTTCACCCAGATGTACGAAAACGGCATCCGTCCCCGGTCGGAGCGCGCCCTGATCTGGGCGCAGTTCGCCAGCTATCAGCAGAATCTGGGCTTCACCCCGGAGAACGCCGCCAACAAGTCCGCTGACGTCGACACGGATAAAACCTCCACCGTCAAATATCCCACGACCAAAGCGGTATTTGATTATGTTGCCGCGCACAGCGGCGGAGCGTACAGCATACATACACTGGGGACCAGCGGAACCATCACGGTAGACCGCAGCGTATCGGATAAGTTTACTATTGCACCGGCGGGGGCGGTGACGCTGGCGGATGCCGGATTCACTGATTTATTGTCCGCGGAACTGCAAGTAACGAACGGAAGCGCCTATGTCAGTTATCCCGTGACATGGACATGGACAACTGCAATACCGACGCTCGGAGTTGCGGGCTATGATTACGCTACCGGAGCGGCGGCGGACAGTTTTACGATGCTGTTACTGAAAAAAGTAAACGGGAAAATTTATGTCACTCCCGAAATTACTTATACCGCACTTCCCGCCGCCGCAGTCTGGCTTAAAGCCGATGCAATTTCGGGGAATAACAATGATTTGATTTCATCCTGGACCGACAGCAGCGGCAATTCCAAAACTGCGACCCAGAGCACGGAGGCTAATCAACCGTGTCTTAAAACCAATGTGCTTAACGGAAAACCTGCGGTTTATTTCGACGGCAGCCGCTACCTGAACATTCCGGCGTTTACAGCATCAGCGATAACTTATTATATCGTGATCAAAAAAGATACCACCAATCAGGGCGGTTTATGGTGTATGGGCAACGATGCAGGAGGAAGCGGCACTTGGATGACTTATGGCGGTACTATTTACGAATCAGCCGGGTGCGCCACACGACACGATTCGATAAGTATCGGAGCAACAACCCTGACAGATTTCAATATCTACAGCGTTAAATCATCCGGTTCGCTATACGAAGTAGCCATGAATAAAAATGTATTGTTCACCACCACCAGCAACACCGTGCAATTAAGCTCATCGCCGGTACTTGGATACAGCAACGGCGGCTTAGCCTATGCCTTCACGGGATATATAGCTGAATTCATTGCAGTGCCGAAGGCGGTTTCATCCGCAGAAAATACGGCTTTTTTAAATTATTTATCCGTAAAATACGGTATAACACTTTAAGGGAGATTGATCATGAAAAGACTTTTTGTTTTACTGTTCATACTGCTGTCCGCCGCATTATTTGCCGGGGACCGCTGCGCCAGATATAACATCGGCGACACTCTGCCGAATTATCTGCTCAAGGACGGATACATGGTTCCGGTCTGCCAGGAGAACTTTTCGCGGCTCGGAATTCTGGTCAGGGTGGACGCGGCGCCGGATGCAGGCAAACTCATCACGCGGTCGCACGGCGAACTCACCGGCGGCGAATGGCGGGAGATCATCGACGAGCAGTTGACGCAGGCGGAGATTGATGCGCGGAATCCGGCAACGGCTTTAGAAGCCGCGCTGGCGGCGGAGATTGCCAGTCTCAACACCTTGTATCCAGAGCTGAATTTAACCGTCAATGACACGCTGGCGACGGCGATTCCGAAGTTATTCGCGGCGGGCGTGACGAAGGCGGAAGCCAACTACCTGAATACTTTATATCAAGCCATCAAAGCCGCCGGAAAATAATTTCATTTCTTTGTTAAAATAAGGATTTCAAACCATGAACAAAACGTTGCAGCATATCTGTCAACTCATCAGCCAGATCGCGTTCCTCGCGCTGGACACGCCGAAAAACTTCTATCTGCTGACCAATGAGAAGATTGCCGAGGTTTACAACGGGGCCGGACCCGACTGGATGAGCGGGTTTGAGCGCAGAATCCTTACTTTCCTGCTGCGCTACTTCGCGGCCGCGTTCGTGATCCATGATGTGGAGTATTATTTCAACCAGGACACCGCCGACACCCCGGCCAACCGCGCCCGGTTCCATGCCGCGAACGCCCGGATGTGGCGCAATATCAAACTCATCAACGCCGCGCTGTGGGGCTGGTACAATCCCCGCCGCTGGTACTGGCGCTCCAAAGGCTGGATCGCCTACCAGGCCTGCGAAAAATTCGGCTGGTCCGCCTGGATCGCCGTCGGCTCCGAAAAGAATGCCACCGTACTCAGCGTTAAACAATCCATAATCAACACATAACTGCCGCGGGGAGCGGCGAAAGAGCAGCAATATGGCGAACATAAATGAAACGCTGATGACCATCAGCAATGATGTTGCCGTCACTAAAAACACCATCCGCTATGTTCGCCAGGCGCAGATTGAAATTAAAAAAAGCATGTTCGGCGCGGACGGCACCGGCGGGATGCTGGGAACGCTCAACACTTTGAAAAATGATCTTAAAAAAGAATCGGAAGAGCATAAAGCCTGCATGATTATCCGCTCCAAACTTGAAGAGGAGGTGAAAATGCTCAAAGAACATAAAAAAGAGCAGGACCGCATTAAAGCCGAAAAAAAAGCCCGGTTCAAAGTCGCCTGTTATCTGCTCACGGTCAGCGGGGTGACGCTGGCCGGAACCTTCGCCAGTTTAAAATGGATATGGAAAATTATCAGGCCTTTTTTAACCGACAACCCGCAATAAAATGTAACTTTAACCCGTCCGGCGGGTCCGCCAGGTCCGACCCGCCAGACACTTAACTGGAGGTTTTTGAATGATCAAACGAATCTACAACCTGAAACTGTCGCCCACCGTCGGCCGCATCCCGTTCATGGTTCCGCGCCATATCGACATGGCGAATGTGCCCGACACCGATGTGTCGAAAGACATTCCCTACACGCTGGACCAGGGACAGGAGGGCAGTTGCGTCTTTCACGCCTGCGGCGTGGCCATGTGCCATGTGGACTGCAAACTCCACCCGGCCACCGGGTTCATCAAGCCCGCCATCAACGCCCCGTACTACCAGTACCGGAAGAAACACAACTGCGTCAATCAGGACACCGGGGCCTCCGGCTACGAATACTGCCAGATCGTCCGGGAATACGGCCTCGGACCGGCGTCGCTGAACCCCTACGGCCCGGCCACGTTCAAAACCCCGCCGTCCGCCGCCTACATGAAAGCGGCGATCCAGAACCAGCTTCTGGAGTTCCAGCAGATTCCCGTGACGGATAAGGCCGGGGCCATCGCCACCATGCGCGCCGCGCTGCATGCCAACGGCTTCGGCCTGCCCATCGGCATCCAGGTGCCGGCGGATTTTGAGTCGGACGCCGTCGCCCGCACCGGACTCTATATGAAGTCAAATTTCAAAAATATCCAGGGCGGCCACGAAGTCTATTACGTGGGATCTTACCATAATGTGCCGGAACCCTATGAACTCCTGCTGAACTCCTGGGGCGATCAGTGGGGCTGCAAAGGCCTGAACGGCCTGCGCGGCTTCGTCAAAGTATCGACCGCCGTGCTGATGCGCATCCTGCTCGAAGCCAACGTCCTGACCAAAACTGAATAAACAAGGTGTCAAGCAAGAAAAGCTAGACAAGTTGAAAGTTTAAAACAAAAGTAAAAAAGGAAAACCAAAATGAAAAACAAGTTCTCTGAAATGGGTTGCGACCGTCTCCTCGCCCTGCTCTTTATCATGCTGTTTATCTGCATCATCTGCGCGGGGTGTCTGACCAACACCAAAAACAATACCACCACTACCAATTACGACCCGACCGGGCAGATTGTCCGCAATGTCGTCAAGAATGAACAGGAATCATATTTCGTCTCCACTTATAAGTTTCTGAGCTATGAGATCAATGTCTATGCCCTGGCCGCCAGCATGTACGATCCGACGACCGGCAACTTTTCACCATATTTAAAGTTGGGTATTTTTAAGGAAAAATATAAAAGCTTTCCCGTGGTGCCGGGTCAGAGCTTCGGTTCGATTGATGAAGAGTATAATTCCGACTGGTGGAGCTGGACTACGTTCTTCACCGGCACGCAGAACAGTTCAACCAGTCTGATCAGCCGGAACATTGTCTATATCGGCACCGTGCCGGACGGCAAAAAAGAACTGTCCGTCACTACTGGTTCGGGTGTGGGCCTGACCATTGACAAGCACGGCGTCACCATTCCGAATAACACAAAAATCGAACTGAAATAACCCGGTGCTCAGGCGGTCGATTCTCGGGCTGTTCATTCTGACTCCTGACTGCTGACTCCTGACTTCTATAAATAAGGATTCCCCCCATGCCGCCACTCGAACACGTCAACCCCGGACAGAAACTCCGCATCCCCGCCGCCACCTTCAACAGCATGGTGGACGCCGCGAAAGACTTCGAAGCGCGGCAGTCGCGCACCGGCGGCGGGGCGAAAACTTACCGTTCCATCAACCCTGCATTTGTGCTGCTGTCCAATCCGGACGGCGGCAGCTTTGAACGCTTCCGCGCCGCCGCGCTGGCCGCTCCCGCCATCCCCCCGGATGACCGCGAGGAGGGCGGCGGCCTCGGCGTATTTTTTGACGCCCCGAATTTCGCGGCGGCGCTGCCGGCGGGAACCCTGACCGAACAGATCGCCGTGCTGGACGAACCGTCCGGCGCGGGCGATACCGCCACCCTCAGCCGCGCCGTTGTCGCCGGCTGCTGCCCCTGCCGCATCAAAGTCACCGACGAAACCGCGCAGTATGCCCGGACCGATGCCGGACAGACTTACCTGGTCACCGCCGCCGCCGGACAGTTCCGCATCCTGTGGAAGGAAGCCGATGACGCGCCCGACGGCCTCCGCTGGGCCTACGGCATAGTCAACGCGGTCCCGGCGGAACCCGGCTATACCGGATATTTCAAGGGCGTGGATGTCTCAACCATCGCCGGGATGAAAATATCCGTCATTGACGGCTACAGCGCGGATGAGGAGTTGTGCGGCTATGTGTACATCGACCAGTATTACCCGGTGTATAAAACGGATTTGAATGTCACCATGTCCGGCTATGCGGTGCTGACCATTGACACCACGGACGGCGAGATTGTCAAAACTGTCACCTTTGAACACAGCTTTGATTTCAATGCCGCGCCGCAGCCCGACACGCTGTCCATTCCGCTGCTGTTCGTGCTGGTCAACACCGAAGGCACCGAACCGTTCATCCAGGAGATTCAGCAGCTACAGCACGGCATCCCGTTCCTCTATCTGCTGAAATTCCCGTCGCTGGTGCAGGACTATGACGAAGAGAAGATTCTCGTCATGGTTATGGATCACGGCGTCTACAAGTGGGTGGAGGCCGGCAGTTGCGATGAATCGCCGTCCGCCTGACCCGTTTAACCCGTCCGACCCGTCCGGACTGTCCGGCTCGTCAGACCTTTTTTAAGGATTCCCGCTGTGCAAAAATTCTGGTTCAAAAACAGCAAACTGATCTTCACCTCCGGACAGCCCGTCGAGTGTGATCATTGCCCGTGCGGCTGCGGCTATGTCAATATCACCGGCATGGCCGGTTCGCTCGCATGGGGCAACGGCCTGTATGCTGTTTCCCGGCAGTTGGTTTATTATTTTGAAACTTCCAAATACGTCTATTTTCTCGGGCGCAATGCCGACAACACCCGGATCATCCGCGTTTCAATCTACCCCGAACTGGTGGAGGGGGAATGCCTGGGCGTTAATTTTGTCATTCAGATTTATGCGGCGCCGTGGCCGGAACAGTGGAACACCGTGCCCGTGCTGCCGGAAGGCTATCCGGTCACCAACTTTTTGAACCTGTATTATGAATATTCCGACGCTCTGATTCCGGACTGCGTTGAACATACCGCGGTTAATTTCCGCGAACCCAACTATAATTTAGGCGTGAGCGGACGGGATCTGGAATTCACCAGTTATCCGGCGGCGGAGATTGCCGGCATTCTGACTAAGTACAAGCTTAACTGCGGACCTTGCGCGATGGATAATTTATGCGACCGGGACAACAGCCCCAGCACGTCCGGCAGTGCGTCCGGCTCATCCAGCACGTCCGGTTCCGGCAGCACCCCCAGCCCCAGCGGCCCGAGTCCGTCGCCGCAACCCAGTCCCAGCCCGCAGCCGTCGCCGCAGCCGAGCCCGAGCAATCCCAGTCCGCAGCCGAGCCCGTCGCCGTCACCGAGTACCAGCCCGCAGCCGTCGCCGAGCTCCAGCGCCAGCCCGTCCGGATCGCCCAGCCCCTCGCCCAGCCCGAGCCCCAGCCCGGATTTTGTGCCCGGCTATTATGTGCTGGCGATGACCGTTTACCGGCCGTGCGGGATTCAGTACGCCGAATGTCCGGACCAGATGTCCATGTCCACCAGTTATTCGAACTGGGAAGTCCGCGACAACTACACCTACGGACCGGGCTATCTGTCCGAAGCGCCGGCCGGCGGACTGTCCTGGTGGCAGGGCGAAACTCCCGGACAGCAGTGGAACACCAGCACCTTTGCCGCCTATCACTATTTCGGACCTTACGCCACGCTGGAAGATGCTCAGGACTTCTCGGCCACCATCACCGGCGAATACAATAAAGGTCTGGATTTCCCCTGCTATGAAATAATTGTCGAGAACGGCTGGGGATGGCGCGACGAGTTCACGCTGCCCGCCGCCGTCGTCGGACCGCCCGGACCGCTGCCCGACTATCCCTGTCCGTCTTAAATTCAAGGAGAATATATATTATGGAACGTGAAGAAATCGTCGCCCGACACGCCAAAGCACATAAAATGACCCTGGCGGAGTCCGCCGCGCATCTGCCGCCGCAGCAGACCATGTCCTGCCCTGCCTGCTGCCGCAAACATCTCGCCTGCGCCCTGGAATACGCCGAGGAGATCATGTGCGGACACGGCGCGGATAAATCTCCATTCGACATCGATCACCGCCCGGATCTAGCCAAGCATGTCTGCGCCGCCGAGGAACACGCCCGCGCCATCGACCGGCGCGCGGCGGCAACGCTGCGCACATTGCGCCACGATCTCGACGCCCGCGCCTGGCAGCCGGACCCGCGCGATCTGGACGCCCTGCGCCGCCTCTGGCTGGACACCCTGGCCCCCGCTTTGCCCGGTCCGGCCAGTCTGCCCGGTCCGGCCAGTCCGACTCCGCTTACCGCCCCCCGCAAACCCTGCGGCACCTGCGGCAGCCGCCCCGCCCCCCGGCCTGTTCCCGCTTTGAGTGCTCCGACCCTCCCGGCTGCTTCCCCGGCTGCTGCTCTGCCCGGTCACCATTCACCAGTCACCATTCACCATTCACCATTCACCATTCACCATTCACCATTCACCATTCACCAGTCACCAGTCACCATTCACCAGTCACCAGTCACCCGCTTCGACGTAGTCGTGCCTTTAGCCGACACCACCGCCGCCGCGAAAGACGCCCCCGAGCTGCGCTACGCCCTGCGCTCCGCCGCGCAAAACCTCACCGGACTCGGCCGCATCTTCATTATTTCAAAAACCTTCCCCGCCTGGCTCGACCCGGCGCACATCGTCCACGTCCCCTGCGCCGACCGCGCCGGATGGAAAGACTTCAACCTGATCAAAAAAGTTCTCGCCGCCTGTGAAGCCGGGGTCTCTGAACAGTTCGTCTTCTGGTCCGATGACCAGTTCCTGCTGCAGCCGGCGGACGCTTCGACACTGCTCCCGGTCGCCGAAGGCAATGCCGGCGAATGGACCGAGGAGACCTGGCAGGCCAAATTCAACGCCAAACCGTCCACCACCTGGTGGCACCGCCTGCACAACACCGTCAAACTGCTCCAGTCCAGAGACAAAACCGCCTGGAACTTCGACAGCCATCACCCGACGCTCTACCGCCGCGACCAGTTTAAACAGATCATGCGCGAGCTGGATATCCTGAATGAATCGCGGCATCCCGCGGACGGCTACACCATCAACTCTCTGTACTGCAACATGGCCGGCTGCACCCCCGCCCCGCCCCGCGCCCTGGTCCGCTGCGCAAACTGTCTCCCGCAATCCGGCACCGTCTTCTGGAACGTCAACGAGCCCAAAGCCTGGCCAGCCGCCGAAAAACATCTCACAACCATTTTCCCGCTCCCGGCAAAATGGGAATCGGTTTCAGTCCCGACCAGTCTGCCCCGTCCAGCCAGTCCGGTCCCGGTTTCCGCTCTCACCTGCACCGGTGATCGTCCGGTGCAATTCGGCATCTGCCTGAAAATCATGGAGCGCATGAATCCGCGCCCGGCGCAATGGCTGATCGTTGACGACGGCAAAACTCCGATCGCTCCGGAACTTATTCCGGACTGGGCCGAATACGTCCGCCGCGAACCGTTGCCAGCCGACCCGCCGATGACGCTGGCTAAAAATATTCTTGCCGGATTTGAGCATCTAAAACATGATACAGTAGCCTTCATCGAGGATGATGACTGGTATCCGCCATCATATCTGGCGGAACAATTGAAAGAGGCAAAGGGATATGAAGCCAGCGGCGCAATGGTAAGACATTATTTTCAACTGGTTAAAAATGCTTATGCCATATTTAATCGTAATTTTGCAATCACTGCTTCATTATTTTTAAATTCTGCATCAGCCATTAATACCTATAAACAGGTTTGTGTTAATCAGCCCGACGGCAATGGTCTTGATGTTTTGTTCTGGCAGCGTTTTTCCGGGAAAAAATATCTGCACTCCAATATCTCGGCCACATCGGTCGGTATTAAAGACTGGCCATGCGGACGCGGTCCGGGATTTGCCCCGACTCATCAATCATCCAAAGGCTTTACCGCCGATGCCGCGCGCATTTTTTTGAAAAAATGGCTGCAGGAAAATGAAGCATTATGGTATTTAGAGGAGAATCTTAAATGA